GTCCATGCTCTGGCAAAGGGTGAAGTTCTCGAAGTCGTCCGAATAGCCCATGGCCTGCTGGCACTCCGCGAAGGAATAGCACACCACAGGCTTGTTGACGGCCGCCGCCGGGTCCGCCGCCAGGTGGATCGGCGCCGTGCCGAAAATAACCTGCAGGCCCGCCGTCCCTTGGATCGGTGTGGTCAGGCTGGTTTCCTGCTCCTGGTTATAAACGCCGTGATTATAAGGCATAGTTGATCCCTCCCTTTAGGTTCTGCCCTGTACGGCCTTATACAGGGTATAAATGCGGCCGGATCTCTGGCGCAGTTGGCGCATGGCCTCCGGCAGGTCCTCCAGAGGAACGATCAGGGCGGCCAGGATCTTGTTTTTCTCCGCCGCCTGTTTCAGCCCCTCCGGGATCCCGTTGTTGTAGGCGGTGTACTGTCTGGCCACGCCCTTGATGGACGGGCCGCAGTACACCACCGTGCCGGCGGCCTCCGCCGCCTTTTTGGTTCTCTTGGTCGTCATATAAATGGCACCTCCTGGCGCACCGCTGGCGCCTCAAATTTCAGCGACATGGCCCCGAAGTAATAGGGGTGCGTGTCGTCCTGCTGTGTGACCCACTTGATCGGATACACGATGGACCACGGGCCGCCCACCGCGTTCCCGCTGTCCGGTTTGATCCGCACCATGGGATTTTTGGCATACCGCCCGTAGATCTCCTGGATGATGTGCAGCACGTCCCGGTATCCCTGGCGGTTTGGGTCGTTGTCATAGACACACACCACCAGGATCAGGTCGATTTCCTGGGCACTGTTGGCGTCCGGTATGTTCCCCTCATTGGTCCGCACGATGATGTACGGCTCCGGGATCTCCTCGGTCCGGTCCTCGGTTTCGTCCATTCCCTCAATGATCGGGAGGTCCTGGGAGTAAACCCGGATCGGCCGCTTGTCGCCGGCGGAACTCTGGAGGGTCTGCCCCTCGAACAGGTCCGCCAGGTCCGCCGTGATGGCGTCCTGCAAAAATTCTGCTGTCGTGGTGTTCGCCTCCTTGACTTTTCGCCGCTTTTTGTGTTAAATTCTTCATGTGGTAATAGTCTGAAAAACGTGGTAATACACGGCATACAGAGGTGTGAAAAATGCTTGATTTTCTGCGGAAGATCCTTCCGAAAACTGATAGGCCCGCACCCTCCGCCAGTCGAAACGGGTTCGGCTATTCCGGCGGACCCGTGTTTGGTCCTTGGGATACCTCGATACACGCCGCCCCGGGACAATATGCCCGCTTTGGCCGCGCCGCCGCCCGCCCGCTCTCCGTCTTTTCAAAGGGCGGAGAACGTACAAAGGTTTTGGACTGCAACGCAAAGGCCGGGACTGTGAAGGTCCAGGGACGCATGGACCGCGTTTATACGGTTTCCTTGGATTGCTGCACCTGCCCGGATTTCCAGGAGCGCCACCTGCCTTGCAAGCACATATACGCGCTGGCGGCCTTCCTCGGATACACCCCGGCGGACTATTGGGCCTCCTGGCTGGACGTGGCCTGTTCCGATGGCGTCATACCGCGCCCGGCCTCCGGGTACTCAAACGGCGTCTTTCGTTATGATGTGCGCGGCTTGAACCCTGAAACGGGCCGAAAAAACAAGCGCACAGTTTCCGCCCGTTGGGAGGAGGACGCCGTGGCCGCCGCCCACGAAATTGGCCTTGCCGATCCGGTGGAGGTCCTCCCGCTCGATATGACGGCGCAAAATATACGCCCCGTCGATGAAAGGCAGAAAGCCTTTGCCTCCGAATACCAGGTGGCATTTGCCCCGGACTTTGACGAAAAGGACGCCGGCGCGGTGCTTTCCCGCTATGACCGAGAGGACGCCACCGGGATCCCGGTCGGCCTGCTCCAGTTCGTCACCGGAAAACGCCTCCGGGTTTCCCTCTTGTCCTCCGCCTGGGATCTGTCTTTCCTGGTCTTTGAAAAACTCCCCCTGCGGGACGTGTTGGCGCTATATGCCGCCTCTGTCCGGCTCCATTACGCCGGCTCCTCTTTGGCAGACGCCACCCAGGACCCGGTGGACGCGGCCTGTTACGCTTTTGCAGACGCCTCCGCCGGCGCCGAATGGTCCGGCGAACTCTCGCCCATGGAATTGCTCCAGCCGGTCAAGGGTTCCCCGGCGTACCGCGCCGCCCGCTCGTTCCTCCGTTCCCATGCCGGGTGATCATGCGCTTTGCCGGATTGCCTTGTTGATCCGTTTGTCGATTTCCTGATCCAGGACCGTGTAAAGCATGGTCCTGGTTTTTTCTTGGATCTCCTCATTGGCAAGCATACTCGGGACGGATGGCCCCAGCAGTTTCTTGATCCTGGTCAGGTCCGGCCATTGTCCGTTGCTCGGGTATCCGTATTTTTCGATACGGTCCGCCGCTCCGCCCACCGTGTAGGTCTGCCGGATCTGCCTCTGCAGCACAGCGGTGTGGCCGCTCTGAAAGCGCCCTATAAACGCTTTTGCGCCGCCGCGCTCCAGCGGTTTCAGCCCGCCGGACTGCAGCACCTTGGCCTTTGCTCCGTCGCTCCCCGGCCTCACAAGGAAGTCCATAAGATCGTTTACCGGGCCTTTTGACCGGATCACCGCCTCAATGTTTCCGGGCTTTGCCGTCTGTACCTTTGGGGCGCCCTTGCTCCGGTCTTTCAGTATGCTTTCGTCGATGGTGTACGTGTCGGCCGCGTCCTTGGTGATCTGCTTTCGGACCTTTCTGGCCGCCGCGTTGATGGACAAGCGGAGAATGTCCGGGGCTTGGAACGCCAGGCGCTCCAGTCGCTGGCCGATCCTCACGATTTCGGCCTGGGTGTCAACTTCTATGTGGATCATGTTCGGAGCGCCTCGATTTCAATGGCCAGCATACCGGCGTCGTCGTCGGCCTGGACCACGCGATACTCCCGGCCGTCCAGGACCAGGCGCTTGCCGGATGGCGGCCGGCCTCCGTAGTCGTCCCTGGACACATACAGCAGACGGCGCACCTTGTAGATCCCGTCGGAATGGACGCCGCCCCGGGCCGCGTCCCGCTCCAGCATGGCGTTGTCGTCCACCACCGCGTCCATTTCTTTCCCGTCAATGGTGTGGGTGCTTGCAAACTCCTGGTTGTTCAGGAATACCCCGTGAATATCCGCCGCCACGCAGTCCTTGAAGGAGGGGGCGCCCATTACTGGGCACCCCCGTTTTCACTCTCTGCGGGGGCGTAGACTTCCGCCGCCGTGATCACGGCGATCAGGTCCGCCTTGGTCCTGGCCTTGGAAGTATCCAGGCCCATGTCCGTGGCCATGCGCTCCAGGTCGGCCTTTTTCAGGTCCTCCAGGTCCTTGGGGTCCAGGTGCCCGTCGATCATGCCTCCGTCCTCTGTTCCGTCCTCCTGGGGCGGCTCCTGGCCGCCCTGGGCCTCGTTTCCTGCTCCCTGGTCCTCGGATACCTCCGGCGCGTTCTCCGGCTCCTGGGCCGCCTCCTGGCCGCCCCGGTCGGCGCTTTTGGCCTCTCCGCACAGTTCCGCGCTGTCGTTCTCCAGCCATGCGGCCACCATTTTGGCGTCGTCGCCGGGCAGGTTCTCTCCGGCCTTATACATACGGCCCCGGTACAGGATCGGCCGCTTTGCAATCAATCCTTTCATGTCCGGCCCTCCTTTAGCCCAGCAGTTTCACCAGCACCGTGGCGTCGCTGGATCCCGCCGCCGCCACGGCCCAGCCGGCCGGGGTGTTCGCCGGGCTGCTGCCCGCCGCTGTGGTGATGTTCTCCGCCGCCGCGTCCCAGTAAAGGGCCTGGCCCACGGTCACGGCGCCGGTGGCCTTGGGCATCTCAAATACGCCCACCACGTGGACGGCGCCGGTTTCTCCGGCCGCGATGTCGTCACCGGCCACGCCGATCCGGGTGGCCAGGTTTACCACGTCGCCGTTGGCCAGGCCGTCGGTGGCGGTGTAGTCGATGGTTTCGCCTCTCTGCCAGTATTTCGCGCTCATATCTGTTTTACCTCCTTACTGCCTTACAGCGTGATGGTGGTGCCGGGGTTCTTGGCAATACCACGGAAGTCCACGGCGGTGATACCCCAGTCCAGCCAAATGTCCCACACATAGCCCAGTTGTCCGGCCACCTCCATGCGGCGGATGGTCGGGGTTTCCTGGCCGTTCAGATAGTCCACCTGGATGGAACGGGCATAGGTAGGATCGCCCGCCACGAACCAGGGCACCGCGTTGGAACCGGCCAGGGCGTTCAGGGTGCCCTCCTCGATCACCTGCAGGCGGTTCCGGTACTGATACAGGGCGTTGGCCGTATGGCTGCCGATCCCGTCCACGTCGATCTGCGCGGTTTCCAGGATCTGCGACATAAGGAACCCGTAACCCACAGGCACGATGACATACCGGGGCTGTACCATAATGCTGTCCCCGAAGGGGTCCTTCTGGTTCAGCAGTTTAATCATAATGGCCTGCAGGGTTTCGATGGACGGGGCCGCGCCGGTGGTGATCAGGTTGTTGTGGGCGGAATTGAACAGGGCCACGCCGTCAAAGATCGTGGGGTTGTTGAACAGGATGGAATACACCTGCTTGTTGATCGTCCGCTTGGCGGAGGCCGCGTACATACCGGGCACCTGGGTGATAAAGCCCACGTCGTCGTTGATGAACGCCTCCCGGGTCATGGAGAACTGGCGCCCATAGGTTGCCACCTGGCGCTGGGGGAGAAGTTCAGTCTGCGGGGTGTCGTGTTTCAGTTCTCCGTTTTCGCCCACGCGCAGGAACTCACCGGCGCCGCCGGCCAGATACTCGTGGTCCTTGGTGGGCTTAAAGTCGGTCACGCTGCCCTTGGTGGTCCACACCTGGAAGGTGGTGGGCACGGCCTGGTATCTCTGCACAATGGCCTTGCGGATCGTGTTGTCCAGGATCGCAGGGAAGGCCGCCGTGGGGTTGAAGAACTGGCGGCAGGCCATGCTCCACAGGTCGTCCTTGGACATACGGAGGAGGGAGGCGGTGGTGCCCAGGCCCTCTCGGGCCATACACTCGATTGCCAGATCTCGCAGGGACAGGCCGCGCATCTGCTCCGCGCTCTCGGTGGGACGCTCCACGTCAATGCCGCTACGCATCAACAGGGCGTCCGTGGCTGCCTGCCGGAAGTTGTCCTGCTCTCTGCTGTTGTCGGACATTCTGGTGCCCACAGGGCCGTTGTGCTGGATCAGAAAATCCACGGCCGCCGCCCGCACGTCGTCCATGCTGGCGC